CGCCGCCTGGACCAGTTCTTTGGCGTAATCGACGGCGCCACTTCGGTGGCCGTGCAGGGCGATGCCCCTCACATCAGCGAGGCCTACCAGCGCCATGGCATCAGCGTCAGCGAGATCGAGGAAGGTCTGCGCTTAGACGGCCCGACCATCGCTCAGTGGCTGGAGCAGGGCTACAAGGCGTCGGCCTACCCGCCGAACGGCTATGCCTCGGTCAGCAGCCAAGCGGAGATCGACAAGGCGATCGAGGACGAGGGCGACGACGAGACCGACCCGCACAAGATGAAGGTGCCGGAGCTCAAGGAGTGGCTGACGGCCCAGGGCATCACCTTCGATCCAGCCCTCAACAAGCCCGATTTGCAGGCCCTCATCCCGTCGAAGGAGTAAGCCATGACCGACTTCATCACCGTCGCTGATGTTGACCAGGCGCTCGGGCAGGGCTGGGCAGGCGATGGTGATGCGGTCCTCGCCGTTGCCATGGCCAATGCCTGGCTCACGGCCAAGATCAAGCGACCGGTGCCAGACCCGGTGCCGGATGCCATCGTGACTGCCGGCGCGCAGGTGGCCAAGCTGGCTGCGGCCGGCAAGCTCTACAAGGACACCCAGCGCGAGGTGCAGAGCAAGACGGTGTCGGCCCAGGCTGGCACTTCGACCAGCAAAACCTATGTCGCGGGCTCCGTCGATCGCTCTGCTGGCGAAAACTTCGCCCTGGACCTCATCGCGCCCTGGACCCGTCGGCCTGGCACCGTGATGCTCAAGAGGGTCTGACCCATGGGCATGCGCGATGAAATCCAGGCCGAGCTGGCGGAAGCGTTCGATGATCCAGATGGCCTGGCCGATGCGGTGAAGCCTGTGGCGGGGGCCCGCACGGTGAAGGGGGGCTACGATCCCGAGATCGGCGGCACAGTACCGGCCTCGACCATCTACTACGTCGGCCGCGGCGTGTTTGGCAGCTATCTGGCCAAGGAGATCGACGGGACCCGCATCCAAACCGAGGATGTGAAGCTGCTGGTGCTCCAGAACGAGATTTTCGAGGGGCAGGCCGGTGCCGCTACCGATGTTCCAGCTGCCCCCAAGATAGGTGACCAGGTGAGCGGGTATCGCGTGCTCAACGTTTACGAGGACCCGGCCCAGGCGACCTGGACCATTCAGCTGAGGAAGTGACATGGCGCGCGGCTCACACATGGCCCAGCGATACGGCGGGCAGCAGGGCGGGTTCGCTGAGGCCATACGGGCCTTCGCAGAACAGGCGGAGCAAGCCCTGGACGCTACCTTCCGCGAGATCGTGATCGAGATCGGCAGCAGCGTCATCCGCATGTCACCAGTAGGCAATCCGGAGCTGTGGGCGGCCAACGTGGCCCACCGAGCCAAGGCCAACAAAGCTGCCGATGACTACGACTTCAAGGTGACGGTCCGCAACACCCTGATCAACCTGAACCAGGACAACTTCACCAAGGCCGGCAAGCTGCGCAAGGGCGTGAAGTACGCGAAGCCCCTGACCAAGACCGAGCGCGAGCAGAACTTCGCTGTGAACGGCCTGGTCGCAGGCCAGGGCTATGTGGGCGGGCGTTTCCGGGGAAACTGGCAGTTCTCCATTGATTCGCCGGCAACCGAAGAGCTCGATCGAATCGACCCGTCGGGCAGTGAAGCCATTACCGCGCTCATCACCCAGGTACAGGCCCTGACCATAGGCCAGACAGCGTACATCGTGAACAACCTGCCGTACGCTATCCCGCTGGAGTACGGGCACTCATCGCAGGCCCCGGCCGGCATGGTCAGGGTGACCCTGGCCAACTTCCAACGCATCGTCGACGAAGCCATCAGGAACAACAGCGTATGAGCCAAGCAAAGGCCCGGCAGGCTATCGAGATCAAGCTGATGGCCTGGGCCACGGCGCGCCCGATCCGGGTCGCGAACTTCGAGCAGGCCTTCGAAGCTCAACCAGGTGAAACCTACCTGCAGGCTTTCCAGCTGCCGGCGGGCACCACCTGTCGCTACCTGGGCGGCGAGGCCTACGAGTACACCGGCGTCTACCAGGTGAGCATCGTTTGCCCGGCGGGCGAGCCTCTGGCTACCGCCGAGAGCCTGGTCGACGAGCTTTCGAGCCTCTTCCGTGTTGATTCGTCGCTCAGCCGCAACGGCTTCGAGGGCCTGATCACCGGACCAGTTGACCAAGGCCCAACCATCACCGAGTCGGCGACCTACACGGTCCCGACTAGCTTCACCTACCGCGGAGTCGCGGAACAACCGCCCGCTTGGGCCTAACCAACCGCCGCCCGGCGGGCAACAACGAGGAAACACTTCATGGCCGCAAAATTCCCGCTGCCGAACGGCTCTGTGCTGGAAATCGCCAGCATTTTTGGCGCCGCCGTCGCCTTCACCGCTCTGACCAATGCCTTGCCGCCGGTGGCCACCGCTGCCGGTCACGACATCGAGAATGGCGATGTCCTGCTGGTCAGCTCCGGTTGGGCACTCATCGCCGACCGTGCCGTCAGCGCCGCAAACGTGGCCGCCGACACGTTCGCCTTGAAAGGCCTCAACACCACCAACGTGGACAAGTACACACCTGGTGCTGGCGTAGGCTCGGTCCTGCCTGTTACCGCCTGGGCGCAGATTTCCAAGGTGACTGCATTCACTTCGGCTGGCGGTGAGCAGCAATACCTCACTGTGGGGTATCTGGAGGATGACGATGACCGCCAGTTCCCGACCAACCGCAACCCGATCACCTTGTCGATCACCGTCGAGGACCAGCCGAGCGCCGCCTATGTTGCCCTGGTCGAGAACTACGGCGACAGCAAGGAACTCGCGGTGGTGCGCCTCAAGCTGCCAGGGGGCGACCAGATCCTCTACCCTGGCTACGTCAGCATCACCACCACCCCGACCATGGACCGGAACAGCCTCATGACGCGCACCATCAGCATCGCACTCTCGGGCCGTCCCGTTCGCATCCTGGCCGTCGCGTAGGGAGGCCTCATGGCGAAGATCAAGATCGCGCAGAATCCCACTTTCGCTGCCATAGTGCTGGTTCCGCGCATTGGCGCCGAGCCGGCTCCCGTGCAATTCCAGTTCCGCTACATGGACCGCGTGGCCCTGTCCGCAATGTTCGACCGCTGGAACAAGGCGCGCGACGCCTGGGCGGAGAAGGCCCAAAAGGACGGGGCGACTTGGGAGGAGGTCACCACCGGTGAAATCACCCTGCAGACCGAGCAGCTGGGCGATATCGTCACAGGCTGGGACTTGGAGGACGAGTTCAGCGCCGAGGCCATCGCCGATCTGGTGCGCACCTGCACCGGCGCACCGAAGGCAGTAATCGACGCCTACCAAGCCGCCTACAGTCCGGCCCGCTTGGGAAACTGAGGGCGGCGGCCCGGGCTTGCTACGAGCGCGGCCCGTCCGCTGAGCAACTGGCGGCGCTGGGGCTGACCCTTGATGACATCGAGGAGGAGGTAGTGGAGGTCTTGCCGGATGCCTGGCCTGCCTTCCGCCTGTTCGATGCGCTGGGCACACAGTGGCGGATGGCTTCGGGCGGCCCGTCCGGCCTGGACTACACCGCCATTCCTGCAACCGCCTCAATGCTCGGCATCAAGCGCCGCGACCTCACCGACATTTTCCCCGATCTCCGCGTCATGGAGGTTGAGGCCTTGGCCGTCATGGCCGAATCGATGGAGTAGATCATGACCACCATTGCCTCTCTCGGTCTTCGGATCGACTCCGGTGATGCCGTCGAAGCCAAGGACAACCTCGATCAGCTGACGGACGCCGGCAAGCGTAGCGAGGAGTCGGCTGGGCGAACCAGTCGCGCCTGGGAGACTGTCCTGGGCAGCCTGCAGGGTGACACCAGGCAGATTGTGCAGGAGCTGCAGGCGCTCAATGCCAAGCAGACTGAGTTGGCGCAGCAGATGGCCACCGTGGGGCGCGCCGTTACCAGCGCTTCCATGGCATTCAGCAGCGCCGCGGCGAACATGGGAGCTTTCCGGGCCGAAGCCGCGCAGGCGAGCAAGGTGCAGGAGGCGCTCACCACCGCCACCGACGCCGGTGCACAAGCCGGCCGGCGTGCCGCTGAATCCGCCGACGAGCAGCAGGCCAGGATTCTGGCCGTGGCCAAGGCCTCGCTGGAAGCCAGCCAGTACATTGGATCGTTGAACCGAGCGACCGAGCAGAGCGCCGAGGTCACCGCCCAGGCGAACGCCGTGTTGTCGGACAGCGCCAGTCGTCAAGCGTCCATCAACAGCCGGGCCCAAGCCCTCATCGCCACGGAAGAGCGCCAAGCGGAGGCGGCGAAGAAGGCCGCCGGCGCGCATCGGGAAGAAGGCCAGGCGCTTGAAGATCTGCTGGGCAAGATTGACCCGACCGTCGCGGCCATGAGCCGGCTGGACCAGATGGAGCAGAAGCTGAAGGGCTTCCGCACCAGTGGCGCGCTCGATGCAGAGACCTTCGGCGAGTACCAGGCGAAGATCGACCAGGCCCGCACAGCCTTGGGCGGTGCCGATGCAGCACTGAACAAAACTGGGATGTCGGCAAAGGCCACCGCTGCTGCTCTGCGGGGCGTGCCGGCACAGTTCACCGACATCGTGGTATCCCTGCAGGGCGGACAGGCGCCGCTCACTGTACTGCTGCAGCAGGGCGGGCAGCTCAAGGATATGTTTGGCGGTGTGGGTCCGGCTATTCAGGCACTCGGCGGCTATGTCATGGGCCTGGTGAACCCGTTCACCGTCGCGGCTGCAGCAGTGGGCGTGCTCGGGTACGCCTACTACTCGGGCAGCGAGGAGGCGGTCGGTTTCCAGAAGGAGCTGATCAAGACCGGTAATGCCGCCGGCACAACGGCGGATCAGATGTCCGGAATGGCGCGCCAGGTCGCGGCTACGGTAGGCACCGCCGGCGCGGCGGCTGAGGTGCTCAGCCAGCTGGCCGGTAGCGGGAAGATCGCTTCCGATAGCTTCGTCGAAATCACCGAGGCCGCACTGGAGTGGCGCTCGGCGACCGGTACAGCGGTCGAGGAGACCGTGGCCGAGTTCGTGAAGATCGGAAAGGATCCAGTGGCTGCCGCCAAGGACCTCAACGAGCAGTACAACTTCCTGACTGCTGCGACCTACTCGCAGATCGTTGCCTTGAACGAGCAGG